AGGCGTGAGCATCTCCGGTGAACCTGGCGTTGAGGGCAAGCCGCATCGCATCTTGCTTCTCACGCAGCGACTGCTCTGCGGCGTTGGTGCGGAAGGGGTTGATGGACTGAAGGAAGGAAAGAACCTTGGACTTGCTGTCGCTCACAACCACCCCCTCACCTTGATTCACTTGGAGAAGTCCGCCGCCATCAGCGATTGAGCAGGCTCCCTTCATCCCAGGGAGAATCGCCAAGTGGTCCGGCTTGAGCCCCGTCGCCACAGCGATGTACTTCTCCCCGTTCCACTCCCCCTCACACATCTTGCAGTCGGTGAAGACTCCGATGCTGTCCTCCACCATCTGCCCGTCCTGAAGGCACTGCAAGACTTCCGGGGAGACCTGAGGCAGTTTGGCCTTGTTGAGCCAAGATTCGCAACGCAGCTTCTTGGCGGCGGAATCCCAAACGGTGTTGAAGATCAACCCAATGCCGCACGACTCCAGAAGCTCCGGCGTGCAGGCGGATACGGGGGTGCCGTTCGGACTCTTGGTGTGGAAGATGATGACCGGCTTATGGTTCCAAGTCTCCGCAAAGTGGCTCAATTCCTCCGCCGTGTAGAGAATCCGATTGTGGACCCCCTCACACATCAGAACGGTTGGAACCACCCAGTATTCCTGACCCTCAAACGTGTCTTCACGCACGATGCTCGCCATGTTCGTGCGGAGGGTCTGGAACTCTGACGTCTTGCCGCTCATCTCACTCGAAAGCACCATTGTCCCGAAAGATGAGGCAAGAATACGGGAGAGGGGTGCGTTTCAAAAGTGAGAATCTAATATGGAAGTCAGAGAGGCAATCCCAAAGACAACGTCATCTCATCTTCGGTGGCGCCAGCTGATTCCAAATTCCTGGCCACCATAAACTCCTGCTCGAATATACCAAGCACGCCTCCACGCGCCTTGGCTTCCGCCATCGCCTTCATCCAAGCCGTCCTATTGTTCTCCTCTCTGGCCAGCCCCCGCTCCCTCATCGCTTTGTTCCAGCGATTCCATTCACCAGCCAGCCTGTGGCCGTGACTTATCTCCCGCACTTCTCCCCCGGCCCCAACCTTCCAGGGGAACTCCTTTGGAACTCCACCCCAATTGGAATACGGGATGAAAATGACCTTGATGTCTGAGAACGGATTGCCGGCCCAGTAAGGCCTGACACCCATCAGGGCTAGATCGGTGCGGAACAACCACGGTGTGAAGAAGCCGGTATCAGCCCCGGGGGGGACCAATTCCAACCTCATCTCCTTCAGCGCCACTTCCACGTCCGTCATCTTATCACCCCACAACAACAAGGTCTTCAACCTTGATTCCATTCACTTCCAGGTATCCTCTGTCCCTAAATACCTGAATGAGGGCTTTGCGAGATTTTTCACCGGAGACGTTGATACGATACAACCCCTCCAACAGCGATATATTGTCCTTCACCGAGAATTGCCCGCCACCCCAATGACTCTTCATGTGCTCAAACGTATCCAGCAGATTGTTCTCCCTCACGTAGTTGGCACTCTTTGCTCTACCAAATCTATCCCCTGGATAGTAGATTGCATCCATTCTGGCGACGGCGTGGGGGTCATAATAGAATCCAACATCATTTTCCTGCCCACGTCTCCCGGTGTAGAAAAAGTTGCGGGCGGCTCCTCCACTCTCTCTGTCCTCTCTCAAACTCTCCCCGGCAACCTCCAACCCCTTCCTAACACGCTCCATCTGGGCGGACTCTCCCCCGCCAGAATCCAAAATCAAAGCAACCCCATCCGGCATTGATCTGGTTGAGTCTGTCCACGTCTTGTACACCATCCTGTCTTTCATAAAGGACTCCCAGCGGGAATCCTCTACAAGGTCAGACCGAATGAATATGCGTCTCCCGTTACCAAAACCGGAACCATTTGTGACCCCCATCACCGCATCCCGATAGGTCTTGAAATCATCTGGAGCTTTTCCAAGCCAGATTTTCAACTCCTGCTTCAGAAAAGCGATGCGGTCATCCCTGGACATCTTGGCCAGGTCCGTGGCATATTTATCCCAGTCGTCCACCGTATGACGAGCAGGATTCCCACCACTTGGAGCAGCGCGATACGCCCACTGTTGTAGGAACATATCCTCCGCATCGGCATATTCCGGTCTGGCTGTCTTGAAGCCGGATTCCTTCAGCGCCCCCATCAACTTCTTCACTCCATCGCCAGAAGAATCATCGATGGAAGCCATCGCCCAACCACGGCCAGCGTAGGAACCTTCTGTCTCTCCCGGATCAAAAGACTCCACCGTGATGCGCACCCCATCCTTCTCGTACTTCACTCCACGGGCGGTGTATCCAATTTCGTGGCGGGTGGTAATTGGTCTGCCAAGACGTTGTATAAAGCCACGGTCCATCTTCGATGCTTCATACTCCCACGCGCTTTTCTCCCAAGCAGCCGCAATCCCCCCGCCTTCCTGGTGCTTGAACAAGGGCTTCAGGTCCAACAACTGACCATCCATCAACCCCCAATCTGGATCATACTTCTTGTTGGCGAAGGTCAACTTGATACGGTCTTGCCACACGTTCGCTGTGGTACGAAACCCCTTCACCCCATCCCAAATATCCCTCTCATCCACGGTCATTTGCTTCCAATAATCATCCACAGCAAACACCGAATCCATGTACGCCTTCTCTGCGCTCTCCGTCAACTCCAACCAATCCCTATATCTGGCTTTGGTGATATCGTCCCAATCAGTCGCCCCCTTGTTGAGCTGGGAACGCATACGGATGAGCAAGTCCTTGCCCATCCGGTATTCCTCCTCAATCTCTGCCAGCGTCTCCTCCGACACCAGAGGAGTCCCCATAGATACCTTGGTGGGGGTGAGGAGCTTCTTCACCTCATCCGTATCCCGAAACTTCCAAGAAGCCCGCAGCACTTCCTTCCCCTTGGAATCCTTCTCCACCCAGAAGAGCACCTGCTGATCTTCAATCTGGTCCGTGTCGAGAGGGATAGCAAACCCGTTGCTGCGAGAAGTGACGATGCTCTTCCACTCCTCTGCCGTCACTCCATCCACTTGAGTAAGGACGGGCTTGGGTAGATTCTCGATGCCCTTCACCGCAACTCCGGGAGTCGCCTTCACCCCATTCGCCCAATCCTCCATATATTTCAATCTGGTATTCAGCAGCGTCCAAATCTCGTTGGCCTGCTTTTTGGTATACCCCGACTCAAGGGCAAGGTCCCAAGCCCGCATCGCATCGTACTTGGCGCGCATCCCTTTGATCAGCTTCGCAAGCTCCTGATCAGTCAGGTTGTCGCTGTACATCTTGGCAGAGTATGAGTTGATCGCGGCATCGCGCATCGAAGTGATCTCACCCACAGTCGCGCCAAAGGACTGGCCCTTCAACCCGCCCTGCGCACGAAAGAGGAGGGAGCCGCCCTGATCCACCCGCCAAAGCTGCTTCAGATCGGTGACGATGTTATCCAACCCAGTCCCGGCCCAATCCCAATTCGCCAGCCACATATCCACGGGAGCACCGCTCATTGCCGCCGTGCTACCTATCCACTGCTTTTCCAACTGCGGGCTGCTCCCAACCTTATTCACCCCATTCAGCCAGCGGGTTGCAACCCCAAGCTTCCCATTAGATCGGATGAGGCGAGTCTCCGGCACCGGCACTCCCATCATCTCATACATCTGATTGGCGAACCACTCGTTGGATACCTGTTCCGTATCGCCTTTGTAGAACTTGACGTTCCACTTGGAACCGTCCGGCCTGATCCACATAGTCGCCCCGGTGGAACCACCGGTTGACACCCCGGTATCCTTCATCCCCACAGCGAAGTCATCCGCCCCGAACAACCCCTTGGAGCCGGAGGGCTTGTTGATGGGAGAGTCTGGAGGGGGTCCGGGCTGCGTGGCAGGAGGGGCTAGACCTTCCGCCCACCTTTCCGGGGGCTTGGCCGTGCCTACAGATGCCGGGGCTGTGGTGGGGGCTTTCGGGATGGGGGTAGGGGTGGGGGGAGACGGGGGCTTGACTAGCGGGGGTTTCGTCAGCTTCTGCGGGGCCGGGAGCTTGGGCTTGGCGAGAGCCTTCCCAACCATCATCTGAGCCTTCTGGAACTGCTGCTGGTAGTAAGTCCCAAACGGAACCTTCCAACCCTTCCCCACGACGGCTTTGATCCACTTGGTATAAATCTCCTGGACCTTCTCTGGGGCATCCTGCGGAGGCAATGGAACCAAATTGCCGTCCAAAGGATTGAAGAGTGCGTTGGCTTCCTTCACCTGGTCGGGGTTCATCTCCACCCAACCCAACCCCTTCATATGCTTCGCCACGTTGTTGGTGGAAGCCTTGACGGCGGGGAGAGGAATCACCGAGCAACGGCAGTTGGGATGGGCCGGGATCAACGGCTCAATCTCATCCAGTGAGTAGACCCTCTCCTCACCATCATCCGTCGCAGCCATCTTCTCACAGACTGGACACACCCTCTCGTCACCCGCCGTGCTCCACTCCGCCTCAACCGTCACCCCCTCGATGCCGGCTTGGCGATACACCCCGATGTTGGCGACGTGATGCGCCCGGATGGTTTCCGTCCGGGCGATGGTAACGGCCCTGGTACGGGTGATGGTGTCTATCTGAGCCGCTATCTGCTTCCCCATCTGCTTGGGATTCAGCCCGTCTACGATTCCCTGGGCGAGGGTGTGGCTGATGGTCTTGTCCATCGCTGCGGAGATGCCCTTCAACTCCGTGTAGGCGCGAGTGAATACCAAGTTGGCGCGTGCCGCGTTCTGGGGGGTATTGAAGGCTGCATTGATCCCCCTATCTTCCGGTTGGTAGTCATCCGGGAGAGCATCCGCATACCCCTTGGCCTTCAGCTGAGCGTATCCCTTCTTGAGCCCCTGCTTGAATGCTGAAGTGAGATAGAGATGGGGCCAGATATTCGCGGGGTCCGCATTCACCGACTGGCTCAGCCCCAACACCCCCTTATCAAACTGCTCCGCCATCCAAACCCCAAACAGCGGAACCTTGTTGGTGGAAGTCTTGAAGGCGAAAGAGCCGGGGAGAGCCGCCTCCATCACCTGGACGGTGACTGGTTTCTTCTCCAGACCAAAGCAATCCTCGTCAACGATGGCCTTGAGGATGACGGCCTTGAAAGCATTCATCCGCCGGGTGATTTCTTTGATGAATGCCCGGCGGATGAGATAGGTCTGGGTGGGGTCTTGTTTTTGGAGGCTGTTCATTTCTCAGGTGCGGGATTCTTGAGCTGCTTTTTCTTTCCTGCCTGGTCTGGATCCTCCTCATCCCCTTCTTCATCATCAGGGCTAGGCTGGGCGTTGGGGTCCGCTGCAGCTCTCCCCACCCCATCTACCTGATTGGTTTCATCCTGCGCCTCTTCCAGGAGTCTCCGCGCCACCTCATCCTTGAACCCAAACACCACCGTCAGTAGGCTGAACGGACTGACCATCAGCGCCATCGGGCTGTTGCAGTACGAAACGAGAGCCGTGATGAACTTGTTGCCATAATCTGCCTTCTCCACCTGACTCAGGGCTTCCGGGTCCGCCCACTCAATCTGGTAGGGCTTGGCGGGAGTCGGGAGAATCCCGAGTTCAGTGAAACGATCCACGATGGGACGCAGCAACTCCGGCTCAACCACGTTCCGGCTCCGGTTGAACACGATGGTCATCCAGTTGCGCCGGTCCTGAGTGCTGGCTAAGTCCCCAATCTCGCTTCCCAGCAAGATGCGCATCGGGATTCCCTTGTCAGCGCAGATGGACTGGATCAGCAACTCCACAATCTCCTTGGGACTCTTGTAGTCCATCGTCAGCGGCTTGGGCTCCACCCCCTGGAGTAGCAGATCACGCCGCAACTCGTTCATGTAGTCACGGATGTCGCGCCGCAGAGTCTTCTCATCCTCCTCACCAAGCTCCGCGTTGGGGTCCACCTTGAACCCCATCCCGCCCATTCCCGTCTTGTAATACCCTTCGGCACCAGCAGCGTACACATACTCCAGAGACGTCAGAGCATTGATGATGGGCAGCATCTCTGGAGTCCCGAATACATCACCCTCCTCGCAGTTGTACGCCACGTGCACGACCCTGGTCCAGTGGAAAGAGACTGGGGAGCTTGACTTGGAATCCTTCCCTGCAGAAAGGTTTATCTCATACATGGTAGGCTGGCCGAAACGAGGATCACTGGCATTCTTCTCTGTTTCCAAAATCTTGGCGTTGCTCTGCCCCACCACCCGTAAGAAGGCGAGCTTGCCGGCATTCCCCTTCTGGGCGGGGGTGGAGGAATCCCCCGGCAACCCGAGTAGGAGCAAGGCATACTCCCCCAGACAGGCCTGCTTGTCCAACTGCAGCATCCGCTTCTTGAACCGCAGTTCCTTGTCGGTGACAATATCCCCAACTGCCTTCTCAAATGCCGTCTCCGTTTCATCCGTGGTCTCAAAGATGGCGGGTAGATCGGCCCAGGTGGAGTCCGGGAAAGCCTTGAGAGCACGACGGGCGATGGGGTTGCGACGGTAGGCAGTCAGAAAGTCCGCCGGGGTTGGATTCTCAATCCAAGACACATCCCTGTACAGATTGCGCTTCCCGCCTCGCTGCATCCAGCGAGCAAGCAATCCCCTCTCTGAAAACAACCCCTCCAAGTCGTGGAGCAAACGCAGACCAGACTCGTTGTTCCTCAACCCAGAAATGGAAGATGAGGCGGGAACAGTGCGACGTGAGGGCATACTGACCATCCTTCCCGGATGAGGACGTTATACCCGTATCAGACAGAGGAGTCGTGAAAGAAGTCTGGTTGGACTACATGTACCCGCAGGCCTTCACGCAGCCGCCCAAGCACACGAGAAATATCAATGTCACCGCCAGGGATGATATGGAGCAGCCCATCTTCTCAAGGGAGCTTCCAATCTGGTCGGTGGGCGTGGGTTCAATGCTCATTGGTGTGCTTCACCCCTTGTCTTCTTTAGGACTGTCCACACTGCAAACGCGCACCCAAGCCACCCCAAACGAGCGTCCAAACAGACACCCGCCAGCAGGAGAAACGCAATACCAATCCAGCCCGTCATGGCATACTCCTTTCCGGTCTGAAGTATCCGCACTCCGGGCAAATCTCAACTTGCGGGCCCATGGAGCACCGAGGACTACAACCGCACAACCACCGCCCGTCCGGGCTAGGTTCCCCGTACTGAGGGGAATCCTTCTCATCCCGGCTCTTCACAACCCTCATCCAGTGCTTGTACAGATTGGTCTGGTCTTCCAGTGAGGTCAGCTGCCCGCCCATCAACCAAATCTCCTCAAAGCACTTCTTGCAGAATACCAGAGAACCCACGCGCACCATCTTGCGATCCACCGCACTACACGCCACGCAGCTGAAGTTGTCGATGGCGAGGATGCGGTACTTCCGGCCCTCCTCTGGGGACCGGGAGAGGGCGTCAAAGAGAGCCTGGAGTGGGCTGACCTCAGGCTCTTTCCCATTCAGCGGTACTGTTCTGCGTTCGCTCACACTCCTCTTTACCTCATCCAAGACTCCGGGCACGCTTCTTGACGGTCATGCGCCTCCAAGCCGCCCACACCATAGCATCCATCCGATTCGGGGACCAGCCGCAGCCGTCCACCCAACCCGTCATCTCTGCTTCAAGGTCCGGCCATTGTCCAACCACGTGGAACTTCCCCTGCTCCATCAGGTTTGCAACCGGCTCCGCCCGGATAGCCTTGCCCCTCGATGCGTGGACCTTGATGAACTTGACGTGAGGATCAATCGCCCGGACGTTGCTCTCAACCAAGTCCCCGCCGTTGTTGACTTCCCCCACCACGCTATCCGCCTGAAGCTCCTCATAGTCATCGATGACCTTGGTGCCCCAAGCCAGCGGGGAGCCTTTCAGCGTGGAGTCCTTCAGAACGTAGCAGTGTCCCAACCGCCAACCAACCGTCACGATACCCGTTGCGTCAGACTTCTCCCCGGTACTCACTCCGGGATCAACCCCAACGTCCACCCACTCCAACGTATCTGGGGCAGAGGCAACCCGAGTCTTTTCAATCATGTCTCCAGTCCAGAGGGCGCCAGGAACGTCATCCAGCCACAACCCCTTCCAATAGCGCATCCGTGCCCGGTACGATAGCGGCTTGAGAATGTTGTCGATGTAATCCTTGTCGATGTTATCCACGTTGTCTTCTGGATTCATCGTGTCATAGGCGTAGGAATCCGGGTTGTGGACGGGCTGAAGGTCAATCGGGTTCAGGTGGCGATAGAACAGCTTGTATGACCAATGCTGCTTGCCTGGAGGATTGCACGTGTAGTACCGCATCTTGCGTAGTGGGTTCTTCTCCGCCAACCGGGTGCTTGCCGTCTGGACCTCACTGAATCCCATCTCACTACACTCGTCAAACAACCCCGTACTGAACTCGCGCCCCAGCACCTTCTCCGTGCGTTCCTTCTGATCCAAGCCGGCCAACCAAATGGTACTGCCGTTCTTGAACTCATAGAAGAAGTCGTTGGCGTTGCGGTGGTAGGGGAGTCCGGGGAAGCAGACGCTCATCACCTTGGGCAGCGTCTCATGCCAGATGGAGAGCTTGGCGTGGTTGAAGTATTTGCGGAAGATGAGGTGGCGGGATTGGTGCTTCAAAGCCCTCACCACCATCGCATACAACAGCAAGAACGTCTTGCCAGATCGGGAGCCGCCCGAAAGGAGGATGCTGGTGAAGCCGGGGTCGCAGAGAATGTTGCTGATGACCCTCAACTGCGCCGGATTCTTCTTCCAAGCAGAGGAGTCAACCACCACCTTGCGGTAGGGTCTGCCTGCTCCCGGTGGCGGGCGATTGGACACTACTTGCGATCCAGATGGAACTTGAGGCGGGAGTGGAGTTGGCGCAACTCTACGCTCGTGCCCTTTGCCAACTCGTGATCAGGGGTGTCCAGTAGATCAGCGGCCATCCTGATGGCTTGGAGATACTCAAGCCCGCACAAGGAACCGCCGCCGGGGTGAGTGAGTATCTCCCGGAGCCACTTGGCTCTTGCTCCACGAGTATTCTCCACCTTCTCCAGCAGCTGCTTGTAGGCGTCTCCGGGGATGCGGGCAAACCAAAGTAGGCAATCCCGGTTGTTGCACCCCACCGCATCCTTCGCCATTGGGTGCGGCGTCATCTCCGTGTTGCACAGGTAGCACTTCATCGTCCAACTCCCACGCAATCAATCGGCTCGCAGGTGGCGATGATGTAGCACATCAGCCCCACTATCACCAGGAAGCCCAACCACCCAAGGAAGATCAACAGCGCTTTCGACTGATCATCCCGCCGGAAGTTTTCGCAAAAGCCCAGCGGTGGGCGGCTTACCCTGGGACACCAGGTCCGATGATCGCAACGCAGGCACACTTTCACTTGATCTTCCTCCGCATCTCTTGGGACAAAGCGGGCAACCGTTCTTGTTGGGTCTGGCGCGGTACGGGCGATGGATATCAACCCACCTTCCAGTCAGCATGTCGTACTCTTTCACCGCAAGCCCTCATCCATCTTGCACTCTCTTTGACCACTCGTGCCGGGGCTTCTCCGGTTTCCCTGGTTGGGGAACGTCGCTCAATTGCGACCGGTCAGTGGAGAAGGTATCCCGGCTTGGAGTGGATGAAGGTGGTGGTCCCCCAGTGCAACCAAGATCAAACTTGGAGTGCCGCTGGGCACCTTGCGGGCGCAACCCGCCTGCACTGGCCTCGTTCCCACTTCCAGACGCCGGCACGGGCGAATGTTTGGCGTTCATTCGCGCAGTCGCCCCGACCACGTGGGGTTGCGCGGTTTCCTTTGGCCGACTCCCTCCAGGCCAAACCGCCGATTGGCGATTGGCAAGGCTCCATGGCTGGAGGCACAGAGTCCTCCACTTGTGAACGATAGAGCACGAGGGGAGCCGGAGAGTCAAACGGGCTTCTGTTCTCCCGACCGGGAGACGTTAGGCTGTCATTGGCGGAATGGTGTTGGCCAAGCAGCCCAACGCCAGAAGCCCAAACACCTATGACTACCATTCTCACTGACGCTCTATACCCGACTGGATCAAAAGCTCTTTTCTTGGTCCCCGAGATTGATCACGACTTGGACTGGTACACGCCCCTCTCCGCCCCCCTCATCCTTGTACAGCCCCTCCATCCGGTTCAGGGTATCAATCGCCCTCACGGGGTCCGCCAAGGTGAACCCGGTCTTGCGGTTGATGAGGATTCCGTTACGGTCATAGGACTCGTCAAAGGTCACCCCCCGAATCGCCATGGCGTTGGGGTGCTCTGGATCCAAGTTGTACTTTGGAGTGCCGTCCGCCCCCACCTCAACAAAATCCAAAGCATTCGCTCGGGCTAGACCGGAGAGGATTGCTTGACGCTCCACGGTGCCGGCCACCTGTTGTGCAAACAACATCTCCCGCGCTGCTTTCAGGTGCTTGGAAACACTTGGCCTGCGCACCACCGCGCATGCGTCCAAACCAACCCAGCTCAACACCTTCCCCTCCTCATTCCTCCTCACCTTTCCGGGATAGGCTACACAGTACGCCTTGGTTGCATTCCCTCCATTCTTCAGCATCTCCAAGACAAAAGCATACTCCTCCGGCGTCAGCGGCTCTAGGGGCTTCCCGTCCTCATCCACGAGCTCAGTTGGAAATGGTATGGTGCGATCTGATTTTCTTTGAGGGATATAGGGATTCCCCCAGCTTCTTCTAGGACTTACCCCCCTTGGCGGCCCACCCCTATTGCGGGCATTCTGCGCCCGGATAAGTCCATCCCTTTCCTCATCAGATAGCACTGCCGCAGGGGAGATTGGAACTGTCCTTCTTGAGCTCATTGTATTGTTGATCCTGCCTTCAGCTTCTACGGCTCTCAAGGGGATACTAGAGGGGGCGGGGAGAGTGGGGAATGGATTGATGGTTATGGAAAGCATTGGAAGGGGTATATAGGGGCGTGAAGACACCCTCCAAATTCCGATTCCGATACAACCGTTCCAAAGATACCGTGCTGCTGATCCCCTGCCTTCTGGCGACCTGGGGTTGGGGGAGATTGACGGTTGGACTTGGATTCCTTTTCTGGAGTGTCTCTTTGGATCTTCTTTGGGGGAGCGGGGGATGAAACTCCAATTCTGTCCCAATCCTCGATGCTCCCGGTCCAAAGAGCCGGTGATGGTGACCTGTACGGGGAATCTTGATCTCCAGGTGAAGTGCCCGCAGTGCTTTATGGCCGGCCCCACCCGAGATTCGGAGACATCGGCGGCAGAAGCTTGGAATGACCTACCAAGAACAATCCTCCATTTCATCTGCCCGTCCTGCCGAATGCGCGTCTCCATTCCCCAAACCACCCCACTCTTTCCCACGGTGGAGTGTCCCAACTGTAGAAGGACTTTTCCCCTCATGAGTGCCCCATGATCACCAATCCCGACCGTAACCAGATGATGGCAGAAATCAGGGATGTTCTGGCCGACGGGCATCCCAATCCAGAAGGATACCTGGAGTGGTTGGAGAGCTTGAGTGACTCCCAGTTGCTCCAGGAATACAAAGGTTTCTTTCCAACTCCGAAAACCCCGTCATGATCACCAAGACTCCCAGAGTTGGCGCCATCCTTTTCGACTCCACGGGCACGGAGTGGGGACGGTTTATGCTTTTGGGAAGGATCACCAAGATCACCAACACCCGCATCTGCTATCACGGGGTGCCTCGTTGGGAGGGGGATTTGCCAAGGGATTCTTGGGTTGCCCGCTGGAACGTCAAGGCGGTTTGCGATACGAAAGAGGAAATGCAAACCCTGATGGCATTCTCCCGACGTGCTGAAGAGCAATGGCGTGCAATCAAATCCCAATTGGATAAGGAGGAGAAGGCGCTGTTCTCCCCCTCCTCTCCCCGACGCACAGTGAGATTCCCGTCATGAAATCCAATCACCCCGCCGCCATCGACATCGTCCGCCGTTCCTCCCACGACCCATTGGGGCAGTTGGACCTGCTCTTGGAAGTGGCGCGCAAGAATCCCAAGGCCATCATCAATGCTCACGCAAGGATCAACCCTCCCAGCAGCCGACAGGCAGCTGCCGTTGAGCCGACCGGGAAGGTGATGGTGCGAGTCGCCCCCTCATTTGGAGAGAAGTGGGAAACCAAGATAGACAAGGGCTTGATGGAAACCGTGCTTGTCTATATCCAAAACAACCAACTCATTGGCGCCATCAAGCAGGTACGGGCGAAAATGGGGCTGGGTCTCAAAGACGCCAAAGACTTGGTGGAGACCATTCGGGATCACAAACCAGGGGATCCATCCCTACAGTTGCTGGTTTGAGCAATGCAGGTGTGCGATGTTCATCTTCCTCACCCCTCCGATCAGTGAAGCTCCCGTCGTGAAACCCAATCGCCCTATCGGCAAGACTGCCGCCAAAGGGGTCAAAGAGGAGTTGATGGAGAAGGCCCAGCGCCCTCGATGCTCCCTGCCTCCGAAAAAATCCTGCGAGCATCTCGATGGAGATGGCTCCACGTGCCTCTTTACTGCGGAGTGTCCGCATCAGTTTTGTAGGACTTCTCAGTCATGAAAATGAACAAGGATTGTTCCAATGTCCCAACTCACCCGTTTCCGACTCCACGGTCAACTGGTGCAGTGTCCTCGTTGCCAAGGGGAAGTATTTGAGCGCACCGGAAGACAGTTGGAAAATGGAGAATGGTTGTTCATCTGCGATGACTGTTCGTGGCCAATCTTCGTCACCTACATCAAGCGGCGCACGGCCCCAATCCCCACCCCTGATACCGGAAGTCCTGTCCAAGCACCACCGTCTCCCGCCGGGAATCCGTCAAGCAGGCGCACCGTCCCCAGACCAAACGAGAATACAGTACAAGACCCTGGTCTATAGCTGGCTGGATGAAAGGTCAATCTCCATCGACATCGACCAACTGACGCGTGGACTAACAGACTACCTGAGAAGGAACAACTGCCGTGCGACACATCCAAGTTGATCTGGAAAGCCTGGTTCAGGACCAGAACGGGAATTGGGTACTGCGCGTCATCGATGGAGCCACTGGGAGGATTCCCGCCAAGACGCTCAACGAGAGTGTGATCAAGAATGCTGCCGGCTCTTTCCACGCCATCACCAACCAAGAGCAGATCGGCCTCCTCAACAATCTCAAAGACACCATCCGGCAACTCTCCCTTCCCCTCACCCCCCGTGAATTCTCCCGTCAGGTGGCCAACGCGGGACTGCAACTCAACATTCTGGAGATGTCCATTCTCTCTCACAGGGTGGCCATCTCCCCGACTCTTCAGAAGATGATCGGCCACACCCCGGCTTCGGAGACCACGCCAACGCCAGACCCCATTCCATTCAAAGCCAAGGAGGCTCCAGATGCATCCAGTCCAAATCCTGGTGGGGCACAAAAGGGCGGTTGAGGGCCACGACATTCTGGCCGCAACGCTGCTGGCAGGGGCGTTGATGCCCGTATCCGGCGGGATCACCAATGAAGCCCTGCTCCAGATAGGGGCGATGCTCACCAAGGCTCTCAACCAAGAGATGATGCGCGAGATTGAGTCTATGGAGATTGAGGTCAGTCGCGCAGCGAGAGATTCTGGAGTGGAACTCCCAGTGGCCCTGGGATGCCTGAAGAGGATGCGCGCCATCGCCTCTGAATACCAGGTGCATCTCACCCCCGAGCTTCAAGCACTCGTTTCCAAGGACACTCCGCCCAATGCGCAGAACAACCCCCCTCCCACAAACCCCAGAGCCCAACCCGGCACCGGGAGCCGCCCCGACTGAAAGCCCGTTCGCCTGGATGAAGGCGAACCCGGAGTGCCCTCACTGCGACACCAAGACCAGGCTGATGGTATTCAACGGCCTCTCCCGGTTCATCTGCCCCAACCTAGAGTGCCCGGCCAGGCTCACTTCCCGGCGGACGGTTCCGGCTCCAGTCCAAACCCCCTCGATGGAGGAGAGGGTGATGCTTCAAGCCCCCCTCTCCCGGCGGACGGTTCCGGCTCCCGTGGAAGGGTCCGGGCGGCTCCTAGAGGAGTGGTGGGTGCTGCCGGTGAGGGAGGGTAGACCCCCCGCCCGGATACGGTTCATTGACCGCCCCTTCGGCGGAGTGGGAGCGTGGGAGGAAGTGACCGGAAGGCGCACGATATAATGGGGTATTTCATTGGTATCGGGGGGATTGGTGAGGGATTGGGCTTCCTGATGGGGTGAAAACGCCGTGAGCTTGACTTTGGCCAATAGAATCAGGCCATTTCGCGCTGTAAAATAGTGAAATTTTTTTCTTTACGGACCAGTGGTCCGTTAGGTAGGATAGGTGGTGATGAAGGCGGAAAAGGATCAACCCGAAACAACCAAGGAGACGGAGATGAAGATCAGAACCACCGAGGAACTGGCCCAATGCAACCACCGTCCAATAGCCTCCAAAACGGTAGGCGGACTCACCTGGCACGGTGAGATGTACTTCCCCGGAGAAGGACACCACAGTATCACCGTCTACTCAGTCAAGGATCCAAACGGGACCACCCACCAAGTCCGCAGCGTTACAGCGACGGCTCCCCGCCGCCTCACCCCCATCCGCGTCTGGGTAGTCACCCCGGACACCGTCAAGCCCGGACTTCTGTCCCACCAGAATTGCTACCCCAGCGCCTCCAGCGCGATGTGGGCTTGCTATCACGAGTAACACCAACCAAGGAGACGGAGATGAAACGACTCAACTGGAAGCCGGAACCCCGCAACGACGGGGCGATGTTCTTCCACGTCCCAGGAATCCCACAGCAGGTTTTCTACATCACCATCATCACGATGAGTGATCGTACCGTTCGCGCCAGAATCCGCGTGTGGGATGAGATCGTGGAGATAGACAAGGGCGAGCTCAACCCCATGGACAACTTCACCCGGCAGTGCCAGCGAATCGCCCGGAGACTCTACAACACCCAGAAAACCAACCACCCAATCAACCGCATGGGAGAGTAGCAATGAACGGCAACGGCCTCGATGTTCGTACCTGGTTCACGTGGATGCGCAAAGAGGAGTTGGTGAAGATGACCAAGCGCACCTACTCGTGGGGAATCCTCGCCCACCACGAAGCTCTCGATGAACTGAACGAGCTTTACACAGAGTCCGCCCCCGCCTTTGTCCACTACCGGGGCAATTGGGAGGAGTCGAAATGAGCATCAAGCTCATCAACCGTACCCGACTCCCCGACAAAGCACTCAAGGACGTTATCAAAGCCGCCCGGAGTGAGATCAAGGGGATTGACCGGAAGACTCCCGTCAAGGTGATAGTCTCCCAAGGGTCCGGCTTTGGACCGGGATGCTCTGGGATGGCCTGGACTACCAAGATCACCCTCTGCGTACCCAGGTGCGCGAAGTCCGCTATGGAGACGGCGGAGAAGTTCTACTGGGTTGCGGCCCACGAGTGGTCCCACATCCGTGACGCTCTGGATGCCAGAAAGGGGATTCACCGTCCCACGTCTCCAGAAGTCAACGGGCGGAGAATCGCCCACGATGACCGGCTGGAGGAGAAACGAGCGGACCATCTGGCCAGCGAAGCCTTGGAGAGGAAGGAACGCCACGCCGACACAATCATCACTCTCGCTCTCGCCTTTGAGGCTCTCTGGGCGGTGAGGAGGCTGGCCGAGCAACGGCGGGCAGATCGGATGAATGCGTTGTTCCAAGCCCACAAGGCCCAGGAAGCCCGAGAAGCCGCCCAGGACCGTCTCACCCGGCGGACGGTCCCGCTACCAGAGGAGGCTCTCCAACCCGCAGCAACAACTCAAACCAATCCAACCAATCCGGTATAAAGGACAGGAGACGAACAATGATCAACTGCCTCAGTTACCTCAGAAGCCTGAACAAGGAGGAGTCCATCCGGCTCCTCCGGCGCATCCGCCCGGATGTGCCCAAGTCTCTCCACAGCAGAACCTCAGCCCAGGCCTTGATGACAACTTGGGCGGAGGCGGATGCCGCGCCTCTCCGAGAGGAGATTGAGCGGAGACTCCGCTTCAGGCTCCCGATGCGCCGCGCCAGCGTCAAACGCTGGGTGGACTTCTATACCAAGGATATCAGCCAGCCCCTCTCCCCGGAGAAGGCGATGGAAGCCCCAGACGTGAAGACAGCCGTCCGGGAGTTGAAGAAGGTGGAAGGCTGGATGCGCGACATGGGGATGGAGATTCCCCCGGAGAAGTAACATGGACATCAATCAGTTCAACCTTCTGACGGAAGGCAAGCAGCGGCGGTGGATCCGCCGCAACCCCGAGAAGGCGCAGGAAATGCGCCTCTGCGTGTCCCTCAGACGCCTGGGGGAACGGGCATCCGTCGCAGATCGGGCAAAGGAGAGAGCCGTAGCACGCTCCCGCCACAACAATCCCAAGCCGTCCGCCGGGGAAGTCCGCCACAAGCTCCTGATCAGGCAACGGCTGTTCAACTGCTCGCTGGCGGGGTGCTTCATCGCACTCTCCCAGTCCATCGTGGACGTTCACCGCTTCAACCGGGAGAGGAGACTAGCGTGAAAGAGAGATTCCAAGAAATCAACTTTGCGCCTTCCTCGATGATACTCATCGAAAAGGCCAACGCCATCTTGGATGAGTATCAGCGTCAGGGATACCAACTCACCCTCCGACAGCTGTACTACCGTTTTGTTGCGGGCGACTTGCTGCCGGAGGAATGGGCGGACCGCAAGACAGGCTCCAAGAACAACGAGGGGTCATACAAGAAGTTGGGTGAGGTCATCTCCCGCGCACGGTTGGCGGGACTCATCGACTGGGACGTGCTGGAGGACCGGACCCGCAGCCTGCGCGAGAACAACCACTGGGATCATCCGGCGGACATCATCAACGCCGCCATCAGCCAGTATCGTAGGGATTTGCGCCAAGGCCAGGCCGTTCGCCCGGAAGTTTGGGTGGAGAAGGATGCACTGGTGGACGTGGTGGGCAGACCCTGCCGTGCTCTGGATGTTCCCTACTTCAGCTGCCGAGGATACGTCAGCAGCAGCACGTTGTATGAAGCGGCTCAGCGCTTCCTACGGTATCTGGAGGACGGGGCGGGGGAAGTGCGGGTCATCCATCTGGGCGATCACGACCCGTCCGGGATTGATATGACCCGAGATGTCTTGGAGCGGGTGGAGTTGTTCTTGAAGGGGAAGGCTCCCCGACTTACCGTCAAGAGAATCGCCCTCAACCACGACCAGGTGCTCCAATACAACCCGCCCCCGGCTCCGGCCAAGATCACGGATACCAGAGCCGCAGACTACATCGCCCAATTCGGGGATGACTGCTGGGAGCTGGACGCGCTGGAGCCCAAGACCATCGACGCCTTGGTGCGGAGGGCGGTGGAGGAAGTAACGGACCCGGACCCGTGGAATGCGGCCGTGGCGAAGCAAACAGAGGAGAGAGCCGCCCTGGAGAAGGTCCGGGATGAGCTCAAGAAGGGACTGGTGTAGCATGTGGGTGTTCTCTGAGATCGGATTCTTCAGCACGGTGCAACACGACAAGTACCAGAACTCAGTGCTGGTGCGGGCGAGATACCGTGGAGACCTGGAGAGGCTGCGCGAACGTCTGATGAACAACAAGGGAGCGGGATTGGGGATGCTTCTCTACCCTCTCACCATCCACGACACTCCAAGGGCTGACTACCCGTACAGAATGCGCATGCCGAAGTGGGCCTGGGCCAGGGCGGTGGAGACGATGGGGAGGGAGATCAGCTACACCAACTTCAAGAGCCATTGCCACAAGTCTCTCCCGGTCCCCTCCTCTCGCCACGTGAGGTTGATGAACGTCTGGAGTGCGATGCGGGGGGAAATGGAGGAGACGGATTGGGAGTGGGTGAACAAGCTCCGGCCTCAAGGCAATCCCAATCTCCCTCGTTGCGTGCGGTGCGGGAAGCCGCCGGACCACCCCGACCACCCGCTCAAGCACCTATACGTCATCCCCACCAAGACCGAAAGACCACGCCGGAGCCGCCGACTGAAAGGAGGGTGCTCGTGATCATAAAGGTCAAGTGCAGAAAGTTGAAAGCCGGAAGCACCCTATGTTCCACAGACATCCGGGTGTTTGGTGGGGAGATGGTGGGGTTTGCTTTTGCGGGAACGAAAGCGAGCAGCGGCCTCAATTGCTTCTACAGACCTCAATTCACTGGAGTGGTCTGCCAAAAGGTCAGGCGCAAATGACCAACTCCATCTCAATCCTCCTCTGCGCGATGGCGATGACGGAGTCGGGGCTAGACCCCCGCGCATACAACCACCGGGAGCGTGCGGTGGGGATGTTCCAAATCCGCCCAGCCGCCGTCGTGGATATCAACCGCCACTTCGGGACTTCCTACCGGCTCTGGGACTTCCGGGACTCCACGCTATCGGCCTGGGCGGTGAGGGCATACGCCCACATCTACGGAGCCCAGACCCCAGAGGCTATCGCCCGCACCTGGAACGGCGGACCCGATGGCGCGAGAGAGGCTTCCACGAGGGGGTACTGGCGGAAAGTGAAGCAGGCTATGGTCGAAATTGACCCCAAGTCAACTTCGATGAATAGACAATGGGGGTTTCGTACCAAAAAATAGTGAAATTTTTTTCTTTACGGACCAGTGGTCCGTTAGGTAGGATGGGTGGTGATGAAGGCGGAAAAGGATCAACCCGAAACAACCAAGGAGACCCCGATGAACAAGACCCCGTACGCAGTCGAAGACTTGGCCAACGCAATGGCCATCGCCAGCGGCAGGCCGGGACCGGCCACCTGGAACGGATACCTACGCATCCTCAAGAACACCAAGGGAAGCGTCATCAACGAGACGGCGCAGACCTTCTCCCGGTTCTCAGACGACATCAACCGGGGGCTTCAGTTCCTCTACGGGAGCGGGACCACCATCCAGCTTCCTCTCCCCGCCAACCAGACTCCGAATGAGCTGCAGACGATGCTGCTGACCATGGACTACGACAATCTGGAGTGGCACCAGAAGTCGAGACTGAGTGAGACCCTTCGGAGGATGCTCCAGCCGGGGGAGAAGATGGTGAAGGTGTTTCACCACCACTGGGGAGACCCGACCATCCAAGGGGAATGGACGGTCTCCAGGGTTCTGGGCACGCGCATCGCCCTGAAGTTCAAAGAGAACGATGAGCGGGAAAGCCAGAACGTGAAGTTCAACGGGGAGTCCTTCCAAGGTTCCAGATGCGATACGTGGTACGCAGCCAATGATCCCTACCTCAAGGTGGTGAGGAAGGAGGAGAACGGGCGGCGCATCGTGGGGAAGATCAAGACGGAAGTGGAAGCCGTGCTGGAGAAGCTCGCTGGCTCCCGGAAGGAAGACTACAAGAGCCTTCTGGCGGAGCTCAAGAAGGTCGTGGACAACTACGGGGGGAACGCGGGACTGTGCGCCCCTGACCCCGAGACTCTGTAAACGTACAACAGCAAACGAAACAACCAAGGAGACTCCGATGAGCAAGCTGCACGAAACGATCAAGGTGGGAACGGTATTCAAGGTCCACTCCTACTCCGTTGAGCTGGACCCGGACCTGGTGCCGAAGCGCGAGGACGGGAAGCGGGGGAATACGCACGCCGCCGTCTACAGCGCCTATCTGGTGACTGAGATCAAGGAATCCAGGACGTCACTGAAAGCCGTCCGCATCGTAGATGCCTACAACCCGGAGTCCCGCCGGGTAGGAGAGAACCCCACCACATGGATGGATAACGGGTACAGCTATATGCGGGGCGGGAAGTTCACCGTGAGGATGCACGGCGGCTCCTCCACCGGGTACTGCCTGGAGGATTCGGAGACGGTGGAGCAGGTCGTGGCGAACGATGTGAAGGCCATCGCTGCTGCTGCCGCCTACAAGGCCAAGAAGGAAGCCGCGTTCAATTCCGAAGTGATGGACTTCTGGAACAAGCACGGGAAGGCTCTGTGGGAGTCCGCCGCCCCAATCCAGGTGTGTGGGATGGACTGCCTGCTCATCTCCGGGGACAACCCCGAGTGGATCGGCAATCAGCAGACCAAAGACGCCTCCGGGAATCCGATTGAAGTACCGGTGACGATCAAGACCCGGTGGCAGATGACCGTCCAGTTCTTCCCGCCGGAGAAGCGGGAGTGCGACTGGCACAAGGAATACCGCATCAAGGTTCTGGGCGGGGTCCGCCGGGCGAGCCGGGTTTCCGCCGACCACCCCGAGTTGAACCGGGATGAGTTGGTGACGGGATTCCAGACAACCGTGGAGAGCGAGACCCTGGAGGAAGCGGTGCACTCCCTCCTCCGGTCTGCGGTGCGGCAGGAGTGGTAAGGGCTGACTAGGAATGCCGAGGATCAACGCCGTGAACTGGAACTGGAAGAGGATATGGGGGCAGGTGAAAGAGCAGCGTATGAGCGCCACGCTCACGACTTCCCCCGACCGTATCACCCTCTCCCGTTCTGGACACCACGTCCTCTCCCTGAAGAACACGCCGGAGAATGAACACCACGTCCGTGCGCTGGCTTTGGGGAGAGGATACCGGATCACAAGGGAACGGTCCCTCACTCTTGGGAGTGATTAGGGACTTTACGGAGCAAGGGTCAATAAGGTAGAAGGACAACAAGCAGGAGACGGGCAATGGCAGCAGGAATCCTCGAACACGACGCAGGAGTCATCTGGGGCGATACCTGGCACAAGAATCCGCGTTACATCACGCAGGACCGGCCCCTGACCATCACGCAGGTTCTGGAAGTCTTCAACTGGGACATTGACAAAGTCCCGCTGTTCTTCCAAGACCACCGACCGGGAGCCAGGCGCACGACCTTCCCGGTGAAGGCCTGGGCGCTGTTACGCCGGGATACTCGTCATGTGCTGGTGCACCACGTGGGGGAGGGCTATGTGGCGGAGAGCAACCGCCTCATGGCCAACTTCCTGAACGAGAATCTGCTGGCGGTGTTTCCCGACCTGGTGATTGAGGGAGCGGGAACACTGTGGAACAACCAGACGGCTTTCATCAACCTGAGGACCAAGGAGTTCCAGATCAAGGGGGACAAATCCCCCTCCTACTCACGGATGATGTACGCCAACCCCCTGGGCAGCGGAGCCTACCGGGCGTGCGTACACAACGTGCGAGTGGTCTGCAACAACACCCTCCGGGCGGCGGAATCGGAGGGCGCAGCCAACCAGTCCCTCCGCAAGTGGGCCCACGTAGGGAACGTGACCAAGAAGGTGGATGAGTACTGCCAGGAGATGGCGGGGACTCTGATGGGGCTGAAGGCCCAGGAGGAACTGCTCAACCACCTGGCGGGACTCCCGATGACGGACGTGGAAGTGGAGAAGGTTCTTGCCTTCACCTTCCCCGTCCTCAAGACGGACGGGGAGCGCAAGCGGGAGATCATCGACGCACGGAGAGCCGCCGTGCGCAACCAGTTCAACTCCGATCAGGGGCTAGACCTGGCCACCGCTCACTCCCGATACGGTCTGCTCAACGCCATCACCTTCATCATCGACCACGAGCGCACCCGCCAAGACCCCGCCCGATTCCACTGGGACACGGTGACCGGCGGACGGGCGGACCTCAAGACTGGGGTGCTGGACTTCCTTAGCACCCCGGACTTGGTTGCCGCCTAATGACTAGGAATGCCCCGGCTGGGGTGGACCCCCAGCCGGGGGGTAGAAGGGAAGCCCCGAGAATGAACACCAAAGAGAAAAGACTACCGGCAAGCCGGGAGTGTAGCCTGATGATCCAGGGCTTCCCCCGAGACTTGAAGAACCAATTTGCCGCCTTCTGCAAGGTTCATAATCGGACCTTGAAGGAGGGCGCGATGGTCCTATTCCAAATGGCGGTGGAGCTCAAGGTCAATCCCTTTCAGGAGAGTTGAAATGCGTCGCAGTCAGGTGATGAAGCTGTACCAAGACTACAAACAGCGCATCGATGCAATCTCCCAACAGCAAGCCTCCAAGTGGAACCGGGACAGCAAAGACATCCGGGTGGAAGTGATCCACGCCTTCATCGTGGCGTGCGATACCTGGAGAGAGGGCGGGGGAGCCAACTTCAACACGTGGTTCAACTCTATCCTCCACAACACCATCCTCAAGTACGTACACCGGCACGACCTTCCCTTGCCCATCAACTCTCCGGCATCAGAAGAGGACACAGACGGCCCAATCCAGTATGAAGGGGAGAGCCGCCACGGGGAGTTCAACCCGGCGGTGATGGCGGAGTTCCGGGATGAGCTGGAGCATCTGTCCGATGACGCGCAGATGATCGTGACTACAATCCTCAATCACCCCAACGACTTCCTCAAGTCATCCCGCCACGATCTTCCCCCCAACAAGATCAGAGGCGCGCTCAAGCACTGGCTGATGCACGACCAACAGTGGTCGGGTCCAAGGGTATACAACGCCTTCCGGGAGTTGAGGGAACTAGCCCTTTGAGCCGCAGAACAACAGAAGTACCGGATGAAGCTTTAGCGGCTCTGGAAGGCTCCTATATCCGGGTGCCGTCCTCTCCGCTGATGAACGCCTGGACTCTCTCAATCCCAGGACGGTATCACCGCAAGGGGGATGATTGTTGGTTGCTCCCCGCCGCCCCCCACCGAGTGATAGACCTGCAGAAGATGGGGGTGAGGGTGCACCCGGAGCTTTTGGCCTGGGCGAATCGGGAGCTTGCTCCCCCGCCGGAAGTCCACATCAGCGAGATTGTGGGGCTGGTAGGAGTCCCGATGGAGTTTCAGTGGGAGGGGATTGAGTTCACGGAGAGCCGTCACGGTCGTGCCCTCATTGGTGACGAGCAGGGGCTAGGCAAGACCATTGAGGCTCTCGCCTGGATGACCTACCACAACGACGCCTTCCCCGCCATCATCATCTGCCCCAACAGCGTGAAGATCAACTGGAGGAGGGAAGCAAGCCGGTGGATCCACGGCCGCAACATCCAGATAGTTGAGGGCACGCGCCAGTCGGACATTCCCAAGGGGGATTTGCTGATAGTCAACTTTGAGATCATCGAGAGGAGACTCCAAGACCTTCTCAACTGGGGTCCGCGCACGATGGTGGTTGACGAGTGCCACCGCATCAAGAATCCGTCCGCCAAGTCATCCAAGGCGGCGGTGTCCCTGAGCGAACGGTGTCATCACGTTATCGGAATGTCTGGGACCCCGGTGGTGAATCGCCCCAGCGAGTTCTTCAACGTGCTCAAGATGATCCGCCCCTCGTTGTTCCCCTCCTACTGGGAATATGTCCAGCGATACTGCGGGGCCGTGTATGAGAACGGCGGATGGAACTTCAACGGAGCTTCTCACACCCAAGAGCTTCACGAGAGGCTCACCCAGACGGTGATGATCCGCCGTTTGAAAAAGGACGTGCTGCCCCAACTCCCCTCCAAGGTGAGGTCCATCGTACCACTCCCCATCTCCAATAGGGCCGAATACACCCGCGCCAAAACGGACTTCATCGCTTGGTTGGAAAAGACTGATCCAGAGAAGGCGGACAAGGCGGCAAAGGCTATCGCCCTCACCAGAATAGAATCCCTCAAGCAGCTCACCACGTCCGGCAAGATCAAGATGGCCATTGACTGGGTGGAGGACTTCATAGAGGGGGAGAAGCTCATTGTGTTCTGTACCCACGTCAACCTGGCCATCAGGGTGCTGACAGAACACTTTGGCTCCGCCTGCGTCAACATCGATGGTACCATATCCAAGGTGGAGAGGCAGGCCGCATCCGACCGTTTCAACCGTGACCCCGACTGCCGGCTGCTGGTAGGGCAACTCAAGTCCGCCGGAGTGGGACTGAACTTGCAAATGGACTGCGCCAACGTCGCCTTCCTTGAACTGGGGTGGACTCCGGGCGATCACGACCAAGCAGAGGATCGCATCCACCGCATCGGGCAGACTCGCCAATGCGGTATCTACTACTTGGTGGCGGAGAATACCGTGGAGGAGGATATCATGGACATTCTGGATACCAAGCGCCAAGTCCTCCACCAAGTCCTGGACGGCGGGGAAGCCTCTGAGGAGGGAATGTTGCAGGCCATCCTCAAGAAGCTGAGGGCATCGATGAAATGACAATCCTTCTCTCCATTCTGGCCGGGTACATCTTGGGGGTGGTGGCAACCAGTCTTTTCGTTCGCCACCACATCAAGGCGGCTTGGGTATCTGGACTCATCTACGGTAGGGTGCCCAGTTGGGTACAAATCTGGGCCCTGCGTTTCGAGAGGAAGATGCTGGTTGTAGCTCTGCGCCTATGCCTTTCAACTTCCAAAGCTGGGCGGAAGACCATAACATCCCCACCCACACCACCGGATACAAGCAGTGCTCCCGTGGGTGGGTGAACGTAGACTGCCCACACTGCTCCGGCTCCGAGGGTCCGCACTTGGGGTGGAACCTATCCAGGGGGTACTTCCGTTGCTGGAGATGCGGCTGGAAGCCCCTCCTCAAGACCCTCTGCGCCCTCTCCCGGAAGCTCCCCCAGGACGTCATCCCCGACCTCAAGAAGTACCAAGGCGGCGGGGCTGCGCTAGAGGCCGAACGGGGTGGGGGTCCGGGATACCCCATCCCGCCCTACAGGGGGGAGGCGGAAAAGCCTCAGGGGGTGGGGTATCCGTCACCCCCGCACCTCAAATACCTGGCCGGAAGGGGGCTAGACCCCCCGGAAGTGGTACGAGTGTGGGGGGTAGAGGGGGCCGGGGCGGCGGCGGGGGTGTCCCTATCCGGGGCGGGGTCCGGGGGGAGAGGAGCCTGGCTGGACCTATCCTGGAGGCTCTTCATCCCCATACGGCTGAATGGGGCGATGGTGAGCTGGACTTCCCGCCACATCGGCAGTCACTCCCTGAGGTACATCTCCTGCCCCAAAGAACTGGAAGCCGTAGACCACAAGACCCTCCTGTTTGGGGCGGACCTGGTACCCAGAGACAAAGTGATAGTGGTAGAGGGGCCGATGGACGCAATCAAGATCGGACCCGGAGCCGTGGCCACATTCGGAATCGGCTGGAAGTGGGAGCAGGTCTCCCTGCTTGGGGAGTACTCCAAGCGGTTCATCCTGTTCGACAATGACGTCAGAAGCATCGACAGCCAGAAGAGAGCCAGGGCACTCGCTCACGCCGTCCAATCAATCTTCGGTGGCACCACGGAAGTAGTCACCTTGGAAGACTACAAGGATGCCGGGGAACTGCCCCCAGAAAAAGTAGCAACGTTGCGGGCTGAACTTCTGGGTGGGGTATAGAGTCGGGTATCTTCAGAGGACACCTATGAGCAGGCGTACTGTAGCTCAACCAGAACCAGAATCTACACCAGCACCCACCGCCCCTCCTCAAGCCATTTCCAGGCGCACCGTACCAACCGCACAGACCCCAGAAGCCCCTCCGCAATCGGAGCCGGTTCCATTCACCCCGCCGTTCCTGCGCCAGGATGATGACGCCTTTGACGAGTACGCTTTGGACAACAGTGAGGAGCCGTTGTCCTTGGACATCTACCTTCCACTGAGATTCTTTGAGCACGGATACCGGAAAGAGATTGCTGAGCTGATGGGCTTCTACATTTTCCTGGTGTGGCTGGTGAGGATGAAAAGATACTACAGCGTCACCATCACCACCGCATATCTGGTAGAACAAATGGGCTGGGGTCGCACCAAGTTCCTGGAGAGGCGCAAGACGCTCATCGAATTGGGAGTGATGGATCACCGGAGGGTAACGGACCCCTCAACAGGCCGATTCATCTCCAACGCCTACATCATTCATCCGTGCTCCTCTGGATTCCGCCAACACATCTCCAGAGCCTCCCTTCACACCGTGTTTGGGGACCATCTCACCCCAATAGAGAAGATGGCGATGAGCGTCTTGCGCATCCCCGACAGGAACGGCAAAACGCAGATGGTACCAGAGAGTGCCTCCCCTCTTTCCCCCCTCTCTTGTACTCTCCCCTCTCTACTCCCCTCGTCAGGGGGAGAGAGAGACGGTGCCCCAGGGTATGAAAATCGTACTCTGGGGGCAAATCAAGGGAATCCCACCAGTTCCATCCCATCTCTTTCTGATCCCTGGATGAGGGAAGTTCCTCAGGTGAAGGTGGACCAAGATGAAACCACCGCTGCCGTGGATGGATTGTTCCGGGAGTTCTTCAGACTCCAATCCACTCGCTTCCCGACCTTTGTTCCAAGCCTCTCCAATATGACCGCAGAAAAGGCCCGCAAGGAGAGACAAGCCATCCTCAAGGCTTCCAACCTAGCACGGCTGACGGTCTCCCAGTTTCACGAGTTGATCATGTGGGCCATCCGTGACAGGTTCTGGGGTGACAAAATCCTCTCCATCGAAGGGTTGATTGATGGGCGCGGGAGAGATGTTCCCAAAATCTTCCACGTCCTGCAGTCCCATCCCACCTTCGCGGTCAAGTTCCGTCTGGGGGAATCCGACCCAATCAAGCTCAACGAGTCTGAACAGAGAACACTCCACACCCTGGGACAGTTCATCTCCATGCGGCGGGAATCCGGGAAGTGGGTGTTGGAGGAGTCCCGGTTTGATCTCAAGGTCTTCACCCACGAGTTCCACGAACAATATCGCAATCTGCCACCCACCCTCCTCAAGATTCTAGCCCTGAGCGGCGGGGTGGTTGGATTCACTTGCAGGTGGACTCAATACTACGCCACCAGCCGGTTTGTGGTAGCCCGACCGGATGAAGTGGAAGTCGGGGGAGACGGGTGGAAACGGTTTGTGCGGTGGCTTGAATCAGAAACCGGAGTGAAGATCACTCAATGATGCGTCGCCAGACCATCACGGACTCCTCTGACATGTTGATGCTCACTGGAGCCATCACCTCCAAGGAGTATCTCTCAGAGATTGAGAGACTGAAAGCCGCCAGGCCGGAACTCATCCAGTCCAAAACCACATCCAGAGTATTCAACTGGTGTTGGACCTTCTGGACCAAGTTCCACGAGCCACCCAAGCGCCACATTGAGGACATCTTCCGGGCAGAGATTCGAGGCGGGAAGATTCCCGATGAGCAGATCCAAACCATCACGACTATTCTGGAACGTGCGTCCGATTTGTACGAGAGTGGAGACCAGTTCAACGTCCCATACGCCGTTCAAGAAACCCTCCGCAGCCAAGAGTCCGCCAGACTCCAGATGCTGGCGGATGAGATCCAAAGCAACCTGCTATCCGGCAATCTGGCTGGAGCTCAAGAGGGTATCGCAGAGTACAACAAGGGATTCTCCTCCACCGCCCCAGACCAGTTGATCAATCCGTATCTGGATGAAGATGCAGTGTACGATGCCTTCAATGAAGGCACGGACCCGTTGTTCACCCTTCCCGGAGAGATTGGAAGGATGCTCAACGAACACTTCATCCCCGGCGGACTGGTGATGTTCCAGGCTCCCGAGAAACGCGGCAAGACCCACTGGTGCAACGAGTTGGCCAAGTGGGCCTGTTGGAGTAATTGTCCGACAGCATACATTGCCGTGGGGGATATGACCCGCAGGCAGATGACGCGCAGATTCCACGTCAACCTTTCCGGCAGGCACTACAATCCCAAGTATTGCGGTGAGATGCTGCAGCCGTGTTTGGACTGCGAAAGGTGCCAGATGGCGTCTTGCAGAAAGAGAGCTTCAGCTGGACTGGGATATGACGTCAGGGAGAATGGATTGCAGTTCAAGCTGGCGCTGGAGGGGTATCGCCCCTGCGATGAAGCCAAGTACTGCAAGGAGTGCATCCCCACCATGTGGTGGGTGAAAGTCCCGGCGGTGAAGCCTCTGAGTTGGGCGGAGGGCTTGGAGTGCGCCAACGACTTCGCATTCCTGGTGGGCGGTCTCAAGATCGGACTGGCCAGTTACCCTTCTGAATCGGAGAGCGTGGCATCCATCTCTCAGAAGATCAGGGTGTGGGAGCAGTTCAACGGGTGGTCTCCAAGGGTGTTGATACTGGACTACCCGGACGTGATGGGGAAAGAGCCGGAAGCCCCGCAGGACGTTCGCCATCAGATCAACTCCACTTGGAAGGCTCTCCGCCGTCTCTCGATGGAGAGGGAGATGCTCATCATCGTCCCAACCCAGTCGGACATAGAGGGGCACACCGTCACCAGCCAATCCGTCCGCAACTTCAGCGAGAACAAGTCCAAGTTCGCCCACGTCACCGCCGCATTCGCCCTGAACCAGACCCCGGAGGAGAAGACGCAGGGAATCCTGAGGGTGGGGAACCTGGGAATAGTGCGGGAAGGTGATGGGCGGACGGATACGGAAACCGTTGTACTCCAGAACTTAGCACGTGGAAGGGTGATACTGGGCTCCTACCCTCTGAAAAAATAGCCTTTACGCTTTTGGACTCATCGGGTATAAGGGGGTGTCTGACGGGAAAAAGGGCTTTGGAAGCCCGCAACGTTCAACAACAGGAGACTGACGATGGATGCGAAGCAGATCACCCGCGCGCAGCTGATCGCTGCGGCCAACGACGTGAGCACCACCCTGGGGTTCCACAAGTCCCCCGGCGGCGCCATCAAGACGGGAGACGATGTGGCCGATGAGGCCATCCTCGGTGACCTGGTGAGGGCCATCAACGAGGGCGACATCGCCAAGGGCGATGAGCTGGCGGCGGAGACGGTGGAGGTGCTCAAGGCGCTGGCGCCGGAGAAGTGCCCCCAGCTGAAGATTCGCGGGGCCGGTGCGGCTCCGGCGGCTCCGGCGGACCCGGAAGCCGCAGCCAAGGCGGCGGCGGAGAAGGCGGCGGCCAAGAAGGCGGAGAAGGAAGCCAAGGCGGCGGAGAAGGCCAAGGCCAAGGAGGAAGCGAAGGCCAAGAAGGCGGCGGAGAAGGAAGCCAAGGCGGCGGAGAAGGCCAAGGCCAAGGAGGAAGCGAAGGCCAAGAAGGCGGCGGAGAAGGCGGCGGCAAAGGAGCCGCGCATCACCCGCCCGTTCGCGGTTGGACGCGCCTTCCAGACCCTCCGCACCCAGGCGATGACCTTCGATGAATTCGTGGATCACGCCAACGAGACGTGCGGGAAGCTGGGCCTGGATCCCAACCTGCGCGAGACCACCAGCTGCACCAGGTACGGGATCAACTGCCTCTCCGGCCTGGGCATCCTGAAGGCGGATGGCGACAAGTTCTCGCTGGTGTAGCAGCGAGACGGCATCAATCAGGTATAGGGGGCGGGGCGCAAGTCCCGCCCCCTCTTACTGTATGAATGTAGCCTTCCCGGTTCCCTCCTATCAAGCCCCCATCCCGGATACCATCTGGGGAGACTTCCCTGAGGTGTCCGGGAAGCGGGTTTTCATCAAGCCCAACTGGGTCCAGCCGCCGTTACGATGGGACGTGGCCAGCTGCACCCACGTCTCCATCATCCAGGCCGTGATCCTACAATGCCTAGAACGCGGGGCGAGAGGGGTGGCTGTAGGGGAGTGTGGATTCAAGGGAACGTGGGAGGAGACGCTGCTAGCGGGGGGATACGATACCCTGGGCAGAATAGACCCCCGAGTGGAGCTGATCCCCCTCCAAGACGGACCCAACTTCCACAAGTTCACCCTCGTGCGGCTGGAGGAGGGGAGATACCTGTCCCTGTTCGGGGCCAAGTTCAGCGACTACCTTCTGGAGTGCGACTGCATTATCAATCTCCCCAAGCTCAAGGTGCATTCAAGAGCCTTGGTCACCGGTGCCATCAAGAACATGATGGGGACGATGACCCAGAAAGGCTCCATGCATCCGGGCGACTCCATCGACATTCTCCACAAGAGGCTCCGTGATCTATGGCTGCTGATCACCACCAAGCTCCCTCCTATGTGGACGCTGGTTGACGGCATCGTTGGAAGTGGGTACGCAGAGCAGCAGGGAGTCCCGATGAACAGCCAACTCCTGTTCTCCGGGCTAGACCCGTGGGAGATTGATTGCTTTGCCGCCGGGGCGATGGGGATAAACCCATTGGACGTTCCCTATCTGGACTACATCAGGGAAGCCAAGAAGATTCCCAAGCCGCCTGGACTATCAGTCTACACCGCTGTGCCGGAAGAAGCCGTGCTGATGTATGACCTTCCATTCCTCTGGAAATGAACATTCAAGTACAGGGATTCTCCTCCAACTATCACCCTGACGTTCTGATAGCGTTGGAATGGTTCTGCAGCGGGAAGCGAGTGAGCTCCACCGGAGAGGAGAAACCAATCAGCCCGGACAAGCAGGCCCAACAGACCTTCCGCTCACTGGAAGTTTCTGTGAATGGGTTGAGGGCTTCTGGACACCGACCGCTCATCGTGTTCATCGATGATTGCTCTCCCTGCCCGTACAACATTCCATTCCCGAGTGACTGGCCGTTGATCAAACTACCCTACCAAGTCAACCAGGGTATCGGCGGGAATGAAAACACCGTTCAGTATCTCTCCGTGGCCCTGGGATGCGAGTGGCTCTGGAGAGTAGACTCTGACGTTGAACTACTGGATGATCCCAGTCCCCTTCTACCGGCAAGCAACGACTGGATGTGCCTCACCATCAACGCGGGGTTTATGGGATACTGGACCAGCCGGGAAGCCACGGAGCCGATTGTCCCCACCGCGCAGATCGGGAATGCAGTATGCACTCCCACGTCCTCATTCAGACGGTATGGATACAGTGATCCCCTCCTACGCAGCTTCAATGACCTGGATTGGGTATACAGGGGGTGGAACGACAAGCGTAGATCGGGAATGATGATATCCGTCCGGGGTAAGACTGTCAGCAGCGGATGCGGCGGCGGCGGCTCCTCCTCCAAAAGAGTCGCTGCGGCAAGGTATCTGGTGAAGGTCAGCCCGTACCTTTCGATGACCATCAACAAACACGGCAGACCCTCCTTCAAGTTCAACAAGCAGGCCGCGCTGTATACAAGACGATGGGCTGTCCCGCCTTCCCCCTGGACTCTGTGGATTGAAGATCAGCTGAAGGCGGTGTACCCGAGATGAAGAAGGACATCCGCCAGGCCCAGTTCTCCTCCATCGTTGGATGGAGAGGGGACAGCCTAGCGTGCCCCCAAGCCTTTGGGGGAGACTGCTGGGGCGGTTGCTCGATGGGGTGTTGGTTCTGCTTCTGCCGAGAATCTGAAGAGGAGATGTTCACCAAGTATTTTGACGGGTGGAGCAGGGACTTGGTGAGACCCTGCAACCCAGATGATTTTCGGCGGCTCTTTGATCGGGCATTCTCCGACAAGCCCACTGACGATTGGAACCTGCTATGTCTGCGCAGGGGACTTCCGTTCAATATGGGAAGCAAGGCGGAGACTTTCAATCTGGAAGACGTGCTGCGCGGACCAGAGAGCATCGTGGTGAGGGTGCTGGAGATATTCCGGGAGTACGGGGTGCCGATCATATTTGAGACCAAGAGCCACTACATCGGACTGACCAGATATCTGGACATCATCAAGGGCCTGAAGTGTGCGGTGATAGTCAGCATTATGGGAGGCAGTGATACCCTCAACTACAAGCTGGAACCGGGGTGTGCTTCTCCGTCTACACGATGGAGGCTGGTGGAAACGCTGAACAAGATGGGCATTTGGTGCGGGGTCCGCTGGGAACCAATCCTATGCGGCATCAACAGCACCCAGGAGATTTTCGATGACTTCGCAGACAAAGCCAAGAAGTACGGGGCCAAGCACGTCTCCATCTACGGATACCGCACCTCACTCGCCACCCGAGCTCAAGTGGAGTTTGAGAGTAGAGGGTACGATTACATCAAGCTTCTTGAGAGGAGCTTGGACAAGAACTGGCGTCCCGTGGGCAAGCAACTCATTCAAACTCTCAAGTCACGGGGTGTTCCAGTTTCCTCTCCTGATTTCGTGAACTTCCCCTTTGACAATGACCGGGAGAGTTGCTGCGGCATCGATGGTCTTTTCCCAATGTACCACTTCACCTTCCAGTACGCCTGCAAGCTGATGAAAAAAGTCGGGACTGTCTGCTGGATGGATATGGAGGCGGTGGAATTCAAGCACCCGGAAGTACACGCCAAACTCCGCCAGTGCTGGAACGGCGGCGGCGGGATTTTCACCCTGGCGGACTCTCCCGAGATTCAAGTGGTTGGGAAGGATGCGAGGGGACTCAACATCTACGCCCCAAGGACAACCCCACCCCCTCCCCCAGTCAAAAAAGGTTTCGGGCTAGGCTCCTGCACTTCTGTCTGAACGGGGTATAAAGCACTATGACGCCAACGGAACAACTCCAAGAAACGGTGAAGCGGCTTTTCCCGGATGCCATCCTGATCACCAGGAAGCCGACCAACCACGAGGCGCGAGTCATCGATGAGGAGGGGCGAGAGATAGTCCAGGCCTCATCCAACAAGGCTCTTCTGGAGATGCTTGAAGAGCAGGGAGTCTCCATCCGCAAGCGGGTGAACTCCAGATTCGGAGTGACGGAGGCCGCGCAGAATACCATCCCAGGGGAACGTAGGATGGAGATGGTAAAGCAGCTGTCTATCTACATCGTCAACCACTTGATTGAGATTCAAGAGTTGACGAGGGGCAAACCCCCGGCGGTGGACACCATCGACATCACCGCCAATAACGGCAACGGCCCCGCCTTCCTGTTTCAAGTGAAGGTGGATGGCCATACCTTTGGTGCGTGATGTACGATTACTGGGAACTGAGGGACCAGGTTGCGAAGCTCCACCCCCGGATGACTCAACTCATCCAACACCGCCGTCACGTTTCTGCGGTGAGAGAGAAGGGAAGGAAGCGCAACTACAGCCAATTCAACGTCTCCGCCGGGGAGATGGTGCCTCAAGAACGTCTACTCAACACGAGTGAAATCAACTCGTTTGTTGAAGTGTCCTGCCGTGCTGGCGCGTGCCCGATGCCCTTGAATATGGACATCTGGGATGGACTGCTCTGCCCGTTTGGTTGCAAGTACTGCTTCGCCAACGCCTTCCGGGCTTCCCTCTACACGGCATTTTTCGACAACGCCAAGACAATGGGGCTGCGCCACTGTAACACGGATTCTCACTGCCGAGAATTGGACAAGCTGATGACAGTTCGCGGCACTGATCCCCAGTCCCACTCCAGCGAGATCAAGCGCGCATTTGCAATGCAAATTCCGGTGCGCTTTGGAATCCGGTTTGAGGACTTCCTGTATGAAGAGAGGGCCGCAGGAGTATCCCTCAAGCTCCTCAACTATCTAGCTGACCAATCCTACCCGCTGATGATCAACACCAAATCGGACTTGGTAGGGGAGCCGGCATACGCCAGCGCACTGGGCCGCAACAAAGGCGGAGCCGCCGTCCACATCACGATGATCACCTGTCGAGAGGATTTGATTCAATCCCTGGAACCAGGCGCACCTTCCTTCGCTGCCCGTCTACAAGCCGCCCGCAACCTCATCCAAGCCGGAGTGGAAGTGGTGGCACGCATAGAGCCGTTTCTGGTATTCATCAACGACAAGAAGGAAGATGTGGGGGAGTACATCCAAAGAGTCCGGGATGTGGGCGTGAGACACATCACCTTTGACACCTACTCGTACACCGCAACCAATCCAGGAATCCGCCAGGCCTTCATCAATGAAGGCATCGACTACGACAGACTGTATGACCTGGGGGCTGACAGTCAGGGGCTAGGCTCCTTGCTGCTGTCCGCCTTTATGGACGTCTTCAAGAATCAGGGCTTCAGTGTTTCCTCCTTTGATATGGGGTGCGCCCCAATCAACAACGATTCCATCTGCTGCGAAGTGGGACCGTACTTCAGAAGCAGAGGGGCCGGATTCAACTTTGGCTGTACCGTGATAGCTTCCCGCTACATCATCTCCCGCCGACACGTCCCAACACGGTGGTGCGACTTTGTGGCTATGGTTGAAAATCACGGGGGCTTCCTCTCCGATGCCCTCAAGCGGGAAGTCTGGATGAAGTGGAATTGCGAGGGGACCGGGGAAGCCTATTCACCCGCGTGGTCTCCAGGCATCACTCCGGTTGGACACGACGCTGACGGAGTGGTTTGGAGTTATGTTCCTGGTGACGACTTCCGGGCGGATTTGCTTGAGGGTGCTCTGGGATATTCCCTGACCATCCCTCCATTCTGAGGGCGAAAATGACAGAAAGACAGCGCAAAAGAAGGGCAGAAAAGCAGTGGAGGAAGTTTCACGATAAACTCTCCATCCTCATAGAGATGAGGGGAGGGAACGTGAGCGGCGTACTATGCCCGATAACCCTCACTCAACTCAAGTACCTATTCATAGCACTCCACCCCAATGGGATTGTGCTGAGGGTGGTAGATAGGGTGGGGGAGAACCAACGCAGAGCCGCCAAACGGGTATAAAGGGCCGGAGACAAAAATGAGCGGAGTGCACAAGATCGGGAACAGGGTGGAAGAGTTGTTTGCCGTGGCGGCGGGACTCTCCCAGACCGGGAGAATGAAGTCCACCATATACTGCGTGGGCAATCGCATTCTGATTCTCAACAGTGACGACTCGATGATCATCGAGTTTTTGCTCAGAGAAGGGGAAAGCCCCTTCAAGACCCCGGTGTGCTTCAAGGCAGATGACTACGATGGCCGTGAGTTCAGAGAGGAAGACGGCTTCATCCACTTTGTGTCGAGGGAAGGAGGCTGGGTGAAGGACGTGGCCTCCAAAGTTCCAGGCAAGACCCCCGAACAAGTTGGGGCGCTGTTCGATGGGTACGCAACCAGAGCCGCAGATGCCTTGGACAAGCAGGACATCCATTTCGCGCTGGACGCTGGGCTGAACTCGCTTCTCAATCCCGACCTTTCCCACGTGGAGTTTCTGACGGACAAAGACAAGAAGCTCATCATCCTTCAACGCAACATCTACTCCGGCAGCATCATCCGGGTTGAGAGGGATGCCAGCCGTGGGTTTGGCGTCAGCGGCTCCGGTATCCAAGACTCCATCCCGGTGCCGTTCAACCCATTCGGACTCCGCACGCCAGACTACCTGGCGCTGTTTGCTTTCGTATCCAACGTGATGTTCTCTGTCTGCGACCCGGACAACGGCTCTCTGGTATGGATCCAGTCAATGGACCCGCGCATTGAAATGAGTGGGGTTATCGGGGGCTGCAAGTACGATTCCTTGGGGGTCGTGCGTCAAGCCCTGGAGGAGGAATCCGATGGGCGGCAAGAGTAGGAAAGCTGGCGCGGTTTCGCAGAAACTGATCGCACGACTGAAGGCAGGACGGAACAATGCTCCCAAGTCACCCCCAACTCCCCCGCGTGATCAACTGGCTGGAAAGGGTACGCAGGGGCAAGCACCTTCCTAACTTCTGGATGTCCCCCGCCTTCATTTGCGAAAAGCTGGCGCAGAACGAGTGGCAATGGCAGGGGGAGCCGGGGTTGATGGAATCCGGGGAGTGGGTGTTCCCCCCGATTGATGAGGAGGGGAGCATCTATCCAGTGGAGACTCCCATTTGGGCCGACTTCCCCCGGCTGGAGGAGATTGTGCCGGGGGAGAGTCCCGCCCCGGAACTTCCATCCAAAGTATTGGACAGGCAGTACATCTTTGTTCCGATTGATGTGTTGCTGTTCAAGCACTCCCACCACTCGTTCAAAGACAACGTCAGGAAGTTTGATCGCAAGTACTGCAAGGACATAGTGACTCTCAATCTGGAAGGCTCTTTGCCACTGGAACCGGATCAAGTGGAGGAGAGAATCAACTTGCTGGTCAAGTGGTTGGAGCCTCGCAGAGACCTTGTACAAGATGATCAGATGATGCAGGCGTATCTCTCCCAAGACCTGCCCCACGTCTACTCCCAGCATTTCTATCTCAAGGGCCAACTCATCGGCGTCAACATCTTTGAGCACTACGGCAGCTGGAACTGGTTCAGATACAATTTCACAGACCCCTCATTCCCCCTCCTGAATGAGTGGACACGATACCAAATGTATCAGTTTCTGTCGGGAAGAATGGGGATTCATCTGGCGCATGTCAACGATGGTGGAGACCTAGACAGCCCAGGTCTAGCCAGGTTCAAGCAGCGTCTGGGACCGTCGCAAGTGCTCTATGTTCACTCTTGGGTCAGGAAAGAAGACAACGGAGAACAAAATGGAAACCCCGGTGAAGTTTCAAGTAGATCGGCGTGAGCTGATGCTCGCGCTGGAGAAGGTGTCGCCCGGTCTGACGACAGAGGAAGTGCTGGAGCAGTCTGACTGCTTTGTCTTCCTGAATGGCCGGTTGATGACGTACAACGACAACATCTGCGTCAATCTCCCGCTGACATTCGGGGGATGGAACGGGGCGGTGAAAAGCCAGAAGCTCCTCTCCATCCTGTCCAAAATGGACGCCACCTCAGTGATGGTTGAGGTGAGCGACAAGGAGTTGCGCATCTCCAGCAACAAGTCCCGGATGGGGATTCCCGCCCAACACAACGTCCTGCTGCCCGTGCAGGAAGTCAAGCCGCCGGAATCCGGCAGCGACTCCTGGAAAGTCCTTCCAAAGGACTTCACCACGGCTCTCCGGTTCTGTATGTTCAGCACGGCACGAGATGCCAAGGCTGAGCAGATTCTGAACTGCATCCACGTCAAGGGGAACCAAGCGGAGTCTTGTGACGACTTCCGCGCCACCCGATACACGATGGAGTCGGTGCTGGAGTCGGACCTGCTCATCCCCAGACTCCAGGCGCTGCAGCTGGCCAAGCTCTCGCTGACCCACATTGCGGTAGACTCCGCTTTCCTTCACTTCATCACGGATGACCACGTGGTGTTCTCCTGCCGCAGAGTGTCCTTTGGTTATCCTAACCTGGACAAGCTGCTGGCAGTGGAAGGCCAAGACCTCACGCTGCCCGACACTCTGGGGGAAACCCTCCAGAGAGCCGGGGTGTTCAGCAGCGACAACGAGGATGACTACGTTGAAATCCAAGTGCAGGGCGGGATGATCCTCGTCACTGGCAAGGGCAACTCCGGGTGGTTCCAGGAGAGGGAGAAGTGCGCCTTCCCCGGCAACATTTCCTTCTTCATCAACCCGGCAACCTTCCGGGAAGCTCTGGCGGTGATGCACACCATCAAGGTCACCGACAACCGCATCGGGATCAAGGGTGACAAGTTCATCCACGCCGTCTGCCTCAGTCAGGTTTCCTGATGCCCAAGGGCTTCTTCAGCAGGGCCCAATTGAACGAGTGCCTGCCCCCGGAAAAGCGGTCAGGCAACCCGATTGGAGCCGCACGTTGCGGGGGAGCTTGCAAACTCTTCCGCAACGTCAAGTCCCCCAGGATGCCACCTTCCGGGCTAGGCTCTCTGCCCATCCTATTCATCGCAGAAGCCCCCGGAGAAGTGGAGGATGGGGCGGGGGTACAGCTGGTGGGTCCGGCTGGGCAGGTGCTGAGAGACGTGCTACAAGAACTGGGACTGGACCTAGATTCTCACGCCAGAAAGATCAACGCTGTCAACTGCCGGCCCACCAACAGTGACGGCAGCAATCGTACTCCCGAGCCAGAGGAAGTGGAAGCCTGTCGTTTCATCTGGCAACAGGAGATGAGGGATCATCCTCCCAAACTGGTAATGCTGCTTGGGGGAACTGCCATCAAATCCTACTGGGGTGGGAGGGTAAGGGCAGAAGAGTTCAGCGTGGAGCACTGGAGGGGATTCCAAATCCCAGACCACGAAAACAACTGCTGGGTAGTGGCAACCTATCACCCATCATACATCTTGTATGAGGCCAAGCATCCCCAAGTGAGAACCGTCTTCAAGCTGGACATCTATCAGGCCCTGCAAAAGCTCCAGCAGCCTCTCCCCCCGGACCCAAACAATATCAAGGTGGAAGTGATACACAACCCGGCGGAAGTCAATCAGTATCTGGACGCCATCACGGCTCCGGTGATTGCTTTCGACTATGAGACCACCGGAATCCGCCCATATGCTCCCCACGCCAAGATAGTGTCCTGCGCCATATCCAGTACGCCAGGAGAAGCCGTTGCCTTCCTCCTCCACCCAGATATAGAGCCTCACCTAAGAGCACTGCTGGCAGACCCTTCAGTGCGCAAGATCGCAGCCAACCTCAAGTTTGAGCATCAATGGTCGGCAGTCAAGCTAGGAGTGGAAGTGCAGGGATGGGCTTGGGATACCGTGGTGCAGAGCCACGTGATTGATCACAGAACCGGCATACACTCGTTGAAGTGGGAATCGTTTGTGCAGTTGGGGGCGAGAAACTGGAGCGGGGATGTTGACAACTTCCTCTCCAGCCCCGACAACGATCCAAACCTACCCAACCGCATCCATCTGATACATTCGGAAGACTTGCTGAAATACAACGGCATCGATGCCGCAATGGAATTACTGCTGGCCCTACACCAAAGAAGGAAGATTGGAGTATGATGGGACCCACTCCACTTCTACCACAAGCAGCTGAGCTGTTCCACAAAGGTATCGTGGCGATGGCGGAGGCTGAGTTGAGGGGGATTCCGGTTGACGTTCCCTACTGTCAACAAGCCCTGACCGGAATACAGATCAAGATCAAAGAGCTTCAGGCCATCTGCATGGAGGATGAGTTCTGCCAGTCTTGGCAAGGAACATTCGGGAGAGAGTTCAACCTCAACGCCAACGACCAGTTGGCACACATGCTGTTCGTGGTCAAGAAGTTTCCATCGGAAAAGAAAACCAAGGGTGGGTCCAAAGCAGTAGACGATGAAGTGCTGGAAGACCTTTGCCCCCAACTTCCAGTGCTGGAAACCGTGCTGGAGATGAGGAAGTGGCTGAAGGTCTCCGGGACTTATCTGGAGGGGATACTGCGCGCAACCCACCAAGGAATCTGCCACCCCTCCTTTGACCTTCATACCACCAGAACGTACAGGTCATCCTCCTCCAATCCCAACTTTCAGAACATGCCCATCCGTGATCCAGAGTGCGGAGAGATCATCCGATCAGCCTTCCTTCCCCCGCCCGGATTTCAGATGGTGGAGAGTGACTACAGCCAACTAGAAGTGAGAGTCAATGCGTCATACTCGGGGGACTCTCACCTCATCCGATACATATTAGACAAGTCCACTGATATGCATCGAGATTCTGCTATGGACTTGTTCTTGCTTCCGGCTTCGGAAGTCACCAAGGAGATTCGCCACGAGGCAAAGAACAAGAACGTGTTTGCCAAGTTCTATGGATCAGTCCCTCAAAACATCGCAAGGGCTTTGTGGAGACAATTGACAAAGCCCGATGGGCTGAGGATGAAGGATGGTAGGAGGCTGCTGGATCATCTGAAGTCCAAAGGATATGACCACCTGTCTCCCCAATTCCGGGGTGATCCCAATGCATACGAAACCTTGGTACAAAAGGAAGACCAGATATTCTGGTTTGACCGGCTGTCCGAACACCGTGAGTGGAAAGAGAGATGGGTGAGGGAGTATGCGCAGCGCGGATACTTTGATTCACTGACGGGCTTCAGATACTTCAGCGTCATGTACCCTCGTGACGTGGTATGCTATCCAGTCCAAGGCTCCGCCTTCCATTGTTGCTTGAGATCATTCTACCGGCTGGCAGAAGAGATGAAGCGCAAGGGGATGAAGTCCTACTTGGTGGCGCAGATCCACGACAGCATCCTCGCCATGGTTGCCGAAGGGGAACTGAAGCAGTTCATCGAACTAGCGCAAGAGATCATGATTTCAGAAATAGGTAGAACCTGGACCTGGTTGAAAGTTCCACTTGACGTAGAGTTTGAGGTGGCCCCTCCTGGGGAGTCTTGGTTCAAGAAGAAAAAGTTCAAGGCAGCATAGGAGATTCCAATGTCCCTCACCACAGACTATCGGCCCCAGTCGATGGATCAGGTCATCGGGAATGCCGGGCTGAAGATGCAGTTGAGAACCTGGGTGAAGCGCGCAGATCGGCCCCACGCTATCCTGCTTCATGGCCCCACCGGTTGCGGCAAGACCACCATCGCCAGAATCCTCGCCAATCAGATGGGGGTTTACAATCCTGAAGAGGCGGAGTCAGCCAACCCTGACTACAAGGAGATGAACAACGCTGACTTTGGCGGCAAGGACATCGTGGGGTATGTCCGTGACGTGAGCCGTCTAGCCCCGTTGCGGGCGAACGTGCGGGTGTTCGTATTTGACGAGTGCCAGGGACTGACTCCAAAGGCCCAAGATGGATTGTTGAAGATCATCGAGCAGCCTCCCAAGCACGTGTACTATCTGTTCTGCACCGGGGAGCCGGAGAAGCTGGACGCCATGTTCCGGCGGAGACTGACTGAATATCCGGTTTCCTCCTGCGAGCCGGATGAGATCAAGCAGCTTCTCAATGAAGTGGTAGCCAGCGAAGTTCAGGACAATCGCACAGTGCCGGTGCCGGAACAGATCGTGGAAAGCATTGCGTCATACGCAATGGGCAGTCCTGCTATTGCTCTGAAGATTCTGGATGGCATCATCGGGCTTCCGGTTGAGGAGATGTCCGTCAAAGTGCAGGAGATGGCAGAGAGGGAGAGCAAGGTTGCCGACATCATCAAGATTCTCCAGCGAGACTCCCCGGACTGGAAGGAGATTGCCAATTGTCTGCGTGGATTCAAGAACCAGCCAGAGGAGACGGTGAGGAGAGCCGTGCTGGGGTACGCCAATGCCATCCTGCTGAATGGAGCCTTGAGTCCCAAGCTGGCGAAGATCATGTTTGCCTTCAAGGAGCCGTACTACAACACGGGCAAGAACGGGCTGACTATTTCTTGCCTGGCTGTGGTATATGGCAAGGGTTGAATCGGATATAGAGAGCCGATGAAGACCTTTGAGCAGCAACTCCGCATCGACCTTCACCACCTGGAAGTGGAGTTGGAGGCCAGTCCCTCTCTGTACTATGAGGCCGCAAAGGCGGTTGACTCCGCTCAAGCAGAAGTGAGAGAGATTGAGGAGGGGCTGAAGCTCTGCAAAGCGGAACTGTCCGCAGAGTTCAGAGCCGGATGCGAGAAGTCCGGCACCAAGTTCACCGACAGCAGCATCGACACCTTTGTGAGAAATCACCCCCGCCACCAGAAACTGAAAACTGACTGGCTGAGGGCGATGGCAAAGGCGGACAGCGCACGTTCTATGATGTTCTCCGTTCACAAGCGAGACGCCAATCTCAAAGAGGCAATCAACCTTTGGTGCCGAGGGTACTTCCACGCTCCCGGAACTCCTCACCAACTCGATGAGATTCGCGCCAAACACTTCCAGGCAACTTCCGCATTCCACGAGGCGGTTGAGCAGGAGATCATCAACGCTCTGGGAATCCCTGAGAAACTGGACCAGGAGCCTAGCCCTGCTGCCCCTATCCCGGCACGACCCTCTCTTGCCGGCACAATCCCTCCAGGGGTGTTTCCCACTCTGAATGAATTCAACTCCCGCCGTCGCAGACCCATCCCGACTGAGGCTTCAACGTGAGCACCTTCTGGAAAGTCGCATCTGGAGTGGCAGTACTGGTCCTGCTCATCATTCCCGGAATCCTGTGGCTGTGGGGACGGGCTTGGAGTAAGGGACTGTTCAGTGGAATCAAATCATCACAGCCCAAAGCAGAGCAGGAGAACAAGAAGTGAACAACAACCCGTTTCCTACTGACGTGGGCGACATTGAGGTTGATGTCGTCCGCCGGGATGCCCAGAGGGTGGCCAGCGGAGACAGCTGGCTGATTCTTCCTCAGGGCTTCCCCGAGTTTCAGCCCAAGGTGCGTGGAACTCAACCGTCCATCTACTTCCTGGACATCATCCCCTATCTGGTGACCGTCTCTCACCATTCGCGGGGAATCCAGCCCGGCAAGCTGTACTACAAAAAGGACTTCAGCGTTCACTATGGCGTTGGGCACGAGCAGAAAGCCATCGTGTGCCCGGTGTCGGTGGGTAAGGGTCCGTGCCCGGTCTGTGAGGACCGGCAGCGGCTCAGCCGGGACAAGAGCACCGACCGGAACCGCGTGGACTCACTGCGCCCCAGGAAGCGCGTGCTGTTCAACGTGGTTGATCTCCAGATGAAGGATCAACCCGTGATGATCTTTGACTTCTCTCAGTGGAACTTTGAGAAGCAGATCATCACCGACCTCCAATCCTCTGACCCGGCCTGCACCGCATACCCCAGCCTGGCGAGGGGATACACCCTGAAGTGCCGGTTCAATGAGAAGACTGGAGATGGTGGAAGCCCGTTCACCGCCTGCGATCGGGTGGACTTCATCCCCCGTCAGCAGCCCTACGATGTGTCGGTGGTGAAGGAAGCGCTGGACCTGGACAACATTCTGTACGTGATGTCCTACGCTGAACTGTACCAGCTGCACTTCGGGGTGGAAGCTCCCCCGGATGCGGGTAGAGCCGTCGTGGACCCTGACGGGGTCTCCTCTGGGGAACTCCCCCAGGAAGTCCCACAGGCTCCTACGTCACGCAGGGCGGCTCCGCCTGCGCCGGTTGCGCAGACCCCACCCCCTCCTACAGCCCCGGCTCCGGCCCCGGCTCCGGCGGCACCCCCCGTCACGGACTCCCCCCGCCGCCGTGCTCCGGCCCCGGATCAGTCCGCCACTCCGGCCCCGGCTCCGGCTCCGGCCCAACCCCAGGCTCCTGAAGGGGCGACTCGTTGCCCGGCCTGCAATGGAGGAGGGAAGTCCAGTCGTGGGGGCCAGTGCGTACCGTGCGCCGGAAGGGGATGGTTGCCTCCGCAGGCTGCGCAGGTTCCGCAGGCTGCGGCTCCGGCGGCTGCAGCCCCGGCTCCGGCTCCGGCTCCGGCGGAAACATCGTTTGGAGATTGGGGTGGCGCCCCAGCGGCTCCGGCCCAACCCCAGGCTCCGGCTCCGGCTCCGGCCCCGGCTCCGCAGGCCGGCGGCATTCCCGTTTCCCGTAGACCCGTCAGACGGTAGTTGATCCCAACCCCCTCTCCCGCCACGGACACAGTTCCATAATTCAGCCTGGAGCACCAGCTGAGTGGCGGGAGTTTCCTCGTGGAAGCTGTCATGAGCCGCCGCACAACTCCAGCCCTTCCAGAATCAACCGCCCCCGTAGACAATGTCAGAACCTTTCCAACGGGGTGCACCCTCCTCAATCTCGCTGTATCACAACGGAGAGACAGAGGATGGATGGCTGGGACGATGGTGAACATCATTGGAGGAAACTCATCGGGGAAGACTCTGGGCGCGCTGACAATGTTCGCCCAACTCTCCCACGATCACAACTATGATGACGTGAAGCTGATATATGATCCAGTGGAGAGAGGGAACGCCTTTGACATACGGGCGATGTTTGGGTCCAAAACAGTTGAGCGGGTCACCATCCAACCCAGCGGGACCGCGCAGCAATTCCACAAGAACATACGGCAAGCGATGAACGAGGGTCCGGTTGCGTATGTCCTGGATTCGATGGACGGCCTGACCACCAATGAAGAACTGGCTTTCATCGACAAGAAGCTTGAGGAAGATCCAGAGGCCGTGGATGAGAAGGGGAACAAGAAAAAGGGCAAAGGCTCCTATGGAATGGAGAAGGCCAAGTTCAACTCCCAGTTCTTCCGCACGATGATGGAACAGATTGAAAGCAGCGGCTCGCTGGTCGTCATCATCTCCCAAACGAGAGATGAAACCAACCCCACCTCATACAGCGTGAATACCAGATCGGGCGGACAGGCACTGGATTTCTACCCCCACCACATCGTCTGGTTGAATACCACCGGAGAGTTGTGCCTGGAACGTCGTGGACAAAAGACTCAGGTGGGAACCGGAACCCACTGGAGATTCACCAAGAATCGGGCGTGCGGACGGCTCCGCCGGATTGACATTCCAGTGTACTACGAAATTGGAATGGACGACACCCAAGCCTCTGTCGCCTGGCTCATCAAGTACAAGTTTCCGATACCCGCCGACTGGGACGTGTCCGTGAACGGCGGAATGTTGGCTCTATGTCGCCAGATTGAGAACAAGGGTCTGGTGCCCAATCTCCACTCCTATCTGGCTGAATGTTGGCGGACTTTCGAGGATGAGTGCCAGCTGAACCGCAGGAACCGGTGGGCGGATGAACCTTCTGCTAATTGACGGGCACTACATCGGGTATCAAGCCAAACACACGATGGGCAGTGCCCTTTCATTTGGCGGGGCGGGGACTGGAGTGATATATGGGTTTCTGCGGAGGGTCATAGACCTATCCCGCTCACTCAATGCCCGCTGCGTCTACACGCTCTGGGATGACCGTCCGACCGCCAGACAAGCACTCTTTCCTGGATACAAAGCCAAGCGCCACTCCCAGATGACCCCAGAGGAGATGGTGGAAATGGAGGAGACTTGGAGGCAATTCGACATACTGCGGGACAACATTCTTCCTCGTATTGGAATACCAGTCTACTGGTCCAAGGGATTGGAGGCGGATGACTTGATAGCAGCCCTCGTGTCTGACAACGGTTACTTGCCCGCCAGCTACAAATTCTTCATCATTTCCAGCGACCACGATCTGTACCAACTCCTCACCTTCCCCCAAGTCACCATAGGATCATTCCCAGTCCCGCGCAAGGGGAAGCCGTATGAAGAGAAATACATGGATGGGGAGTTGTTTCAAGCTGAATTTGGAATACACCCGTCTGAGTGGGTGAAGGTGAAAAGCATCGCTGGCTGTCCGGGGGATGAGGTGCCGGGGGTGCCGGGAGTCGGGGAGAAGACAGCAATCAAGTTCCTCAGGGGGTTGCTCAAGCCCGATTCCAAAGCAATGCGATCTATACAAGAGAACGCGCCAATCATCGTTCGGAATCGTGCCCTGGTGGAACTCCCGTTCCCCACCACCCCGCCGCAACCCATCAAGCCATTCAAATTGGATTTGGAGGAGTTGAGGAAGGTTTGCGTGGAATTCAATATGCTCTCCCTACTTGAGGAACGACAATGGGTGCACTGGAACAGTCTCCAAGCTGGGCGATGGCCAACGGTGGGGGCGGGAACACAAGCCCTGTCCCAACGTCGCACGCTGAACTGCTTGTCATAGGGGCGGACCCCGGCAGATCAGGAGCCTTGGTTGCTCTCCGGCTCTCCGGGGGAGTTGAGGGGTGGATAGCGTGCTCCGGTCCCGAGTTGGAGATGAAGATTTGGCTGGACCTTTTCAAGCACAGAGCCGCCGCCTTCTTTCTGGAGGAAGTGCACTCAATGCCTGGGCAGGGGGTGGCCTCCTGCTTCACCTTTGGATCATCGTTCGGCTTCCTGCATTGCTTGGGGTTGGGTTGCGGAAGATTTGAGAGGGTGCGGCCCCAAGTTTGGCAGCGCGATCTCAACTGCCGGACGGGCGGAGACAAAAACATTTCCAAGGCGCGAGCAATGGAACTCTTCCCATCGATGCGAGTTACTCACGCCAACGCGGATGCCCTACTGATTGCCGAGTACGGGCGCAGAAAAGCGGTGAGCTGGGGTCTGCTGGAAGCCCCCAAGCCGGTATACAGTCCCAGACGCACCGTGCCAGCAACAGGATGAGGTGGGAAGTGAAACTGCTGAAGTATCTTTGGGTGGGGCGACTGGGGTGGTGGAAGATGAAGTGGAGGAGTCCGGGGGACCGGGTGGGAATCTTCCGCAACAAACAACATGTGGGACCTGGACGTTGGGGATTCTTTATATTGGGGCTTGAGATTGGGAGCCGAAACCCCGGTGATCCAGTTGGGATGTGGTTGCACAGGCACGGAATGTGGCCGTGGTAACTCGTGATCAGACAAGTCAGACTGATCAACTGGCAGGGGTATTCAGATCAAACTGTTGATCTATCCCCCGGCATCAACGTCTTCATCGGCCCCATCGATGCGGGCAAATCCTCCGTGCTTCGCGCCATCCGCTGGGTAGTTGAGGATGAGCCACGAGGGGATGACTACAGAAGGCGCGGCACCAAGTCCACAGAAGTGCATATCACCCTGGACTCTGGTCAGGTGATCAAGCGCATCCGGTCATCCTCCGTCAACCGCATCCATCTCACGCACCCGGATGGTCGTGGGGAAGTTTTCGAGCACTTCAAGGCGGGATTGCCGGAACCCATTACCAAGCTCCTCAACCTTTCAAGCCTCAACTTCCAATCCCAGTTTGATACCCCGTTCCTGCTTCAAGAATCCGCCGGATCAGTTGCCAGAAGGCTCAACCAATTCGCCCATCTGGAACTGATTGACTCCTCTCTATCCTCAGCCAACTCCTTCATTCGCACGACCGGAACGGCTTTGACGATCAACGAGCAAAGAGGAAATGAAGTCGCCCAGCAACTAAATGCCCTACCAGACATAGATCGGGGTTGGGAGATGTACAAGGCAATGGAAGCCCTGTACCAAGAACTGGTTCAGAAAGAGGGGAAAATCAAGGAATTGACTTTGTTGCTGGATGCTATATCTGCCGCAGAGGAAGACAGGAGGAGCCTAGCCCCCCGAGTCGCTTCTGCTCAGATTCTTACCACGGCAGAAGAGTTGGGTGCCCGGCTGTCCGCCAAGAAC